AAGTATCTCTAGATCAACGTTATTTCACATATACACTAACAGGATTTACTACTAATGCACCTCTTACAGAAAATAGAACTCAATACTTTGATCCACAAACTAATGTAGGTTCTGGAACAACCGTAACCAGAACATTCGTTGGTTATGGCATTTCTGCTTCATACGTTGGTGTAGAAACAGGTCAAGGTTCATACACAAGAATTAACTTCTCATACAATCCATTTAAGATTGGCGATTATGTAGAATCTACCATTGGAGCTGGAGTAACAATTACTCAAGCTGCGGTTGTTTCTGCATCTACTACTTCAATTCTCCTAGATTATGATAGCACAAGTGTTAGTGGTGTTTCAACCACTGGTGTTGTGTTGTTAAGAAAATTATACAACATTGATCCAAGAAACATCTTTATTCCTGGTCATGGTTACTTTAATGGTCAAAAATTAAAGTATTCATTTGCCACTGGTGCTGGATTAACCTGTTCCAATAATTCTTCCTTAACTCCAACGTTTACTTTACAAAATAATCAGATTGTTTATGCGGTAAAAGTAGACGATGATAATATTGGAATTGTTACAACTCAAGCTGGTATTGGAAGTACAACTACAAGATTGTATTTCACAGGTATTGCAACTCAAATTGGATCAACTCATGCATTTACTGAAGTAAGAAATGAAATTCGTGGTTTTGCATCAAGATCTAGAGCACAAGTTAACACCACAGAAAATAATGGTTTACAGATTGGTGATGAAGTAACACTAGATCTTGTAGCGAATATTTCACAAAATGTAACTTTAAAATATAATGATTATAATGCAAAACTTCTAGTAAACCCTGTAAGTTTTGGTTCAACTCAAGTTGGTGTTGGTTCTACAGTATCAACCCTTAATCTACCTGCACATAATCTATCAACTGGTGATAAGGTTGTCTACGAATCCTCCAATCCAATTGCAAATCTAGAAAACAATAGAGAATATTTTGTCATTAAAATTAATGATGACATTGTTAAGCTGGCAGATTCCTATTACAATTCTACCAGATTGAATTATGTCAATGTACCATTTAATTCCTCTGGATCTGGTACACATACAATCTCACCAATTAATCCAAAACTAGAATTTACTAGAAATAGTACAGTTGGATTTGCGGTTTCTGACTCATCATTCCAAAATCTAAAATTAGAGTTCTACGATAACCAAGATTTTACAAATCAAAACTTTGAGCAGAACGTAACAAGAATTGGATCTCCTGGAGATGGCAATGTAACTACTAAAGTAAATCTTCTAATCAATGAGAATATTCCTGATGTAATCTATTACAAGGCAATTCCAGTAGGAATCGCAAGTATTACGAATAATGCATTAGGTCTAACTGTAGATTCTGATAATTTTAATTCTGGAAAAATTGTCATTAAGAATAGTGTTTACAAAGGAACACATAGCGTAGTTTCTATTGGAAATAGTGTATTCTACTTTAATGTTGATAAGAAACCAGAATCTACATCATACACTTCAAGTGGTGTAACTACAACTTCATATGTCACAAGCTCAACATCTGCTTCTGGTGGAATCTTCAATGTTAAGGTAAATTATCCTGGTGTTGGATATAAGTCTGTACCTGGAATTTCAACGGTTGTCACCGATTCTGGCACTGGTGGCGTATTGAGAGCCTATTCTGATACTATTGGTAAGATCAAATCTGTAAGTTTGACTCTTCCTGGTTATAATTATCCAACTGATAGAACCATCTCCGCTAAAGCAGATACACCTATCGTTTTAAGAATTAAGAACAATAATCGCGTTTCGCAAGTTAGAGTTATCAGTGGAGGTAGTAATTATACAACTCCTCCTAAATTGAAGGTTATTGGTAATGATGCATTGTTACTATCTGCTAACATTACTGGAAATTCAGTATCGTCTGTTGATATTTTGAACAACGTCGGTGGATTGCCTGAAGTTGGCCCAGTTGTAGTTCCAACTTTTAACAGTAATGGTATTAGAGTTATTGATGGTTACAGCAGCGGTACAGATATTACTTTATCACTAAAAGCTCCTACCAACGGATTTACCGAGTTTCCATTCCAAATTGGAGATGAGATCTATGTTGAAGGTATTGTAGGTTTAGGAAGCACTGGATTTGTTGGTGATGGATACAACTCTGAGGATTATGGATATAGAAACTTCGTAGTTACGCAAAGAGTAACTACAACTGGATCGGAGACAATCACTTATTCTATTGCTGGAATTGGAACAACTGCTGGCACATTTGATGTCACCAATAGTGCTGGTAAGGTCATCAAATCTACTGATCTTGCTTCTTTCGCAATTGATGTAGAACAGACAGAATTCTTCAGCCAAGAAAAATTAATTGTTGGTGACAAAACTACAAATGTCCTCAACAATGGATGGGATAGCACAAGGAGAATTTTGAAAGTCTCTGGTAAGGGTATCAATCCTGAGGTTTCTGATATTGTAACAGGATCACTATCTGGTTCTATTGGTGAAATTGAAGAAGTTATCACTAATGACTCAAATTATAGCACAAGCTCTTCAATTACTCTGAATGCAGAGTCAATTTGGTTAAGTGATTCTGGAATCCTCAACAATTCCTTACAGAGAATTCAAGATAGCGATTACTATCAAAACTTCTCATATTCTATTAAGAGCACTATTCCAAAGACAACATGGGAAGAGCCAGTTAATAGTTTAGTTCACTCTGTAGGATTTAAGAACTTCAGTGATTTGGTTTTGAATAGCAAACCAGAAGAAAACCTTAAAGTATCAATTGGTTCTTCAACAATTACAACTATTGTATCACTTGACAATGTTGCTTCAATGTATACTAAGTATAATTTTGACTTAGGTACTGAAGAAACCACAAGTCAGGGAATTTCAAAGTTTGTCAACTTTGAAAACTCTAAATTGACCGACTACTCTATTTGCCAGACTAATAAGGTATTAAAAATTGATGATATCAGTTCACAATTTACTGGAATTGGTAGTTTTGGTCTCACTGCTGGTTTAACATCATTCCCACTAGCTAATCAAGGTGTCACTTTACTTAAGAAGACATTTGATGCTACAAATCTATCTGTAGTTTCTGCGGGTAGTAGTCAAATCTTTATTCCTGGTCACGATTTCAGTACAGGTGAAGAATTAGTATATAATCCAGGTACAAGTGGATCATACATTGGGATTGCTACTACAAGTAGAACTATTGCTGGTGTAAGCACCTCCAGATTACCTACAACTGTATTTGCATATAAAGTTAACAATAACATTATTAAGCTTTCTGGTATTAAAACTGACGCTACTGAAAATGAGATTTTCTTCCAGTTTACCTCACCAACAGGAATTGGCTCTACAGTTGCATCTGGACAGAATCACACGTTGTCTCCAGAATATAAGATTTCAAATACAAGAGCTTTAATTACAATTGATGGTATTATTCAAAGTCCTCTTTATAGATTACCTGTTTCTACAAGTTTGGATCAAAATGTAGATTTGACAGATACTGCGTTAACCCTGACTGGTATTACATCAATTAGAACTAATACTCTTATACAAGTTGGTGATGAAATTGTACAAGCTAGAGTTGTTGGTTTAGGATCAACCAACGTAGTTTCTGTTGATAGAGCAGTTCTTGGAACTCAACAGTCTGCTCACATCGTTGGAACTGCTGTTACTGTTCTTGGAGGAGATTATAGCATTAGTGACGGTGCAATCTATTTCATCGCACCTCCATACGGCCCAGTTGGTGTTAGCACTTTACAACCAGGAATTTCTACAAACTCAACGTTCTCTGGTAGAATTTTCTATAGAAATGAATATAAAGAGAACTTTATTTTTGATGATATCTCCAATCAATTTGATGGAATTAATAAGTCATTTACATTAGAATCTAATAGTCAAGATGTAACTGGAATTGTCACTGGTGGAAACACTAATTATGGAATTGTGTTGATTAACAATATCAACCAACAACCCACAATTGATTATACAATGGCACAGAGAGTTTCTCCTGGCATTGGCGCATCAATTACATTTACAGGAACAAGTATTGAAACTATTCCTAGAGGAGGTATCATTGATGAAGTTACGGCTGGTTTTGGATTTGGATATCAGCCTTTACAACAAGCTTTTGCAGTATGTTCAGTTTCTGCTGGTGGAACAGTTCAGTCAGTTTCTATCATAAATTCTGGATCTGGCTATAGAACACCTCCAACAGTTAGCATTGCAAGTAGTGTTGGTGGCAGTGGAGCTGTAATTACTTCTGAACTTATCTCTGGAAGTGTAAGTGTATTGAACATTACAAATGGTGGCTCTGGTTACAGTCAAGCAAGTCCTCCAACAATCACTGTCGGTGTCCCAACTGCTTATTCAAACTTAGAATTGATTGGTGGTTCTGGTTACGGCGGAAAGGTTAACGTCCAGGTTGGTTCTGGTGGTAGTGTAACTCAATTCCAAATTATTGATAGGGGTTATGGTTACAAGCCAAATGATGTATTAACTATTACTGGTGTTCCAGTGGGATTTGGTACTAGTGCATTCACCTTAACTGTAAACTCTATAATTAATAATAAGTTCTCTGGCTGGAGCTTTGGTCTATTAGATAGACTAGATGATTTCTCTCAATATTTCAATGGAAGAAGAAAAACATTCTCATTAACAAAGACTGTAATTACTTCAAATCCATTTAGTATTGATGCTGCTCCTGGATCTGGAATTGATGTTGAAAACAATCTATTAATCTTCATTAATGATATCCTTCAGCAACCAGGAAGAGATTACCTATTTGATGGTGGAACTCAAATCACATTTACTGAAGCTCCAAAGTCTGGAAGCAAATTCCAAATCCTATTCTATAAGGGATCTGATTCTGACGTAGTTAATGTTGATATCACTGAGACTATTAAAGTTGGTGATTATATTAAATTATTGGGAACTGCGCCGTATCAGGAGCAAAATAGAAGAATTGTTGAAGAAATTACTAAGAGAGACCAAGTACAAACAAACAACTACTTTGATGTTGGCATTTCCACTTCACAAGAAGTTCAAAGACTTGTAAATTGGACTAAACAAACTTCTGATTTGGTTGTTGATGGTGAAATTATTTCCAAATCAAGAACCAATTATATTTCAAATATCAAACCAACTTCAAGAATTATCAAAAATATTGTCACTTCTGATTCTGAAATTTATGTTGAAAATGCCTACCCATTCTTCAGACAATTAGATAATTATCTGCAAGAAGATAATAAGGTGATGATTGTTGATGGTATTGACGTTGAAGCTGCAACTGCTTCAGCCACAGTTTCTGCATCTAGTACCATCAGTTCGGTTTCTATTACAAGTCCTGGATTTGGATATACAGTTTCATCTGTTCCAAATGTAAGTTTTGCTTCAACTATACCACAAATACGTGAAATTGGCAAGACTTGGACTGTAGGTATTATTACTTCTGCTGCAAGATCTTACAAAGACTTAGCATATAAGGGTGGATTATACGTTGCAGTTAGTGATGGTGGTTTTATTTCAACCTCAACCGATTCATCAACTTGGCTATCCCATAATGAAGTTGCATACGATTTAACTGCTGTTGGCGTTGGAAGCGATGCATTTGTTATTGTTGGACATAATGGAACTGCATTAAGGTCATATAGTGGCGCAGAAGGCTCCTGGTTTGGTAGTCCAGTATTCTACAGCAGAAACTTTAACAATATCAACTTCTCATATAATGTAATCGCATCCTTCACAAGACAATTGAATGCGGTTACATATGGAAATGAAGCGTTTGTTGCTGTTGGAACTGGAGGAACAGCCATCGTTACAAACTATGGTTCTGGGGGAATTGGCACTGCCTGGGTTGTAAGAAGCACTCCTATAACAAGTGCTCTCAATGGAATTACATTTGGTCTTGATGGATTTATTACTGTTGGCAATTCTGGAAGAATTTTATCTAGTTCTGATGGATATGTTTGGAATGAAGTTCCTTCATCAGGAATTGTAACTGTAGAGAATCTTTACGATGTAGCTTATGTCAATGACAAGTTCATTGCTGTTGGTGAGAATGGTACTGTAATCTACTCAACTGATGGAAGTATCTGGACATTAGCAACTACAAATACATCAACAAACTTATATTCTGTAACTTATGTTGATAACGTATATGTTATCACTGGTGAAGATGCTTTGGTATTGAACTCAATTGACGGAATCAATTGGAACATTAGAACTTCTGCAATTACAACATCAATCAATAAACTGATTACATATCCAGATGGAGTTATTGGTGTGGGATCTACTTCACAGTATGCTTATTCTAATCCAGAACTTGTAAGATGTCAAGCATCAGCAACAGTTTCTGCTGCTGGAACTATATCAGCTATTACAATTACTGAAGGTGGATTTGGATACGATCCAACAGCAACTGCACAAGTTCTAGTATCTCCACCATCTGCAAAATACGAAATTCTAACAAATGTAGATTCTGTAGGAGACTTTGGTGTTGTTGTTTCATTAGGAACAAGTGCCACGGGTGTAAATACATCTTCTCCGATGGTACAATTTGATTTTGATTGTGATGATTTCTTGAATGTCACTAAATATGGATTTATTGCAAGAAGTGGTATTACAACTGGCGATTACTTTACAATTAAGAATTCGTGTGTTGGAGATGCAATAACTTCGCTAGATCCATCAACTGATATTCTTGGAATAGGATCTACTTTCATTGATAATGTTTATCGCGCAGATCAAGTCATCAATGACGGCATCTCTGGTATTGTAACAGTTTACTCAAATGTACAAACAATTGTTGGACTTGCTTCAACCTCTTTTGCTGGAATCGCTGAGTACTCATGGGGTAAACTTTACAACTTCAATACAAGAACTTTACCAAAAGAATTTAAATTATCAAATAGTGGTCTAACTGGTGTATCAACTGCGCCAATTGTCACTCGAATCAATGCTCTTAAGGAAGAGTTTTCATAACACGATAAATAACTAAAAAACTATAAACACATGGCAGCTATTATTACTGATCAATTTAGAATATTGAATGCTGAAACCTTTGTTCAAAGTTTTACTGGCATCGGTACGACAACCAATGTCTACTATACCTTTATAGGGTTACCAAACTCTACTGATACTGTTACTGGTTCTGGAACAACGGATTGGAACACCAATGTTCCAAATCCAAAAGATATGTTCAAGGAACAGAACGATTATTATGATACCATGATCGCTCTTAAAAGAGTGAATGCTTCTGACCTCAGAAGAATGGTAAGAAAGGTAGAGTGGGTTGCTGGTACAACTTATGATATGTACAAGCACAATTATAGTTCTGCAAATCCAGCGCCTGTAACTAATGCTACAGGTCTTTACGATGCGAATTATTATATTGTCAACAGCAACTTTAAAGTTTATGCATGTTTAAATAATGGTTTGTCACCTGATTTTCCATCAGGTAAACCTTCTATTGATGAACCAGATTTTACCGATCTAGAACCAAGAGCTGCTGGTACTAGTGGGGATGGATATATTTGGAAATATATGTATACTATTTCCCCAAGTGATGTAATTAAATTTGATTCTATTGATTATATCCCAGTTCCATCAAATTGGGGATCTGGAGCAACTGCAGAGATTAAAAATAATGCTGTAGATGGAGAAATTAAAACTGTAATTATTGATAACGCTGGAGCTGGATATCAACCTATTGGAACTTCATTTAAGAATGTT